CATTGGTAGAGGTCGGTAGAATGATGCCACAACAGGCTCCATTCTTTGCCGATTTGCTTGTTGAGCAGTTAGATGCACCAGGAAGCAAGGAAATTGCAGCTCGGTTGAAGAAAATGCTCCCTCCTGAGCTTCAAGACGAAGACCAGAAGAAAGAGAAGCCTGATCCTGAAGCAATGAAGGCTCTAGAGGCTGCCAAACAGACAATGCAAGAGCAAGAGCAGACTATTGACTTCCTTGAAGGGGCTATTAAGCAACTACAAACTGCACTCATTGATAACGAGAACGATAGAGAAGCCTCTATCCAAGAAACCATTATCAAAGAGCAAAGTGACTTGAGACAAGCAGAAATCAAGGCCGAGACTCAGCTTGCAGTCGAGAGAATGAAGCTAGAAGGACAAGGGGCTCAGATTGAGGCCGATGCCTTGGCTAGAATGGATGCACAAGATAATGAGATTGATCGTGATGTATTCCAGGCACAATTAACTAGATTAGAAGGCAGAGAAGAACAACTCGAGCCTTTAGCTCCTCAAGAACAGGAGCAAGAACTTGGCTCAGTGCCTCCACAGGTAATGGGCCCCGTAGCCGTTGATAACTCAATGGCAGAAGAACAACTGGCAGAAATGCCTCTGGAATAGGAACCATAAATCCTACTGACTGGGCAGAACCCTGAACACTAAGAGAAACTGAGGTCTCTGAATGAACACACCCTCTGACTATATACCGGAACAGGTAAACCCCGAACTGGAAGGGGACACTAACCAGGAACAGGACGTTGAGGAACAGGAAGTAGCCGAGGAGCAATCCGAGACCACTGAACTTGAACCGAAACCGAATGATGGTCTACCACATGGCGTGAAGAAGCGATTTCATACTTTGACTGAGCGAAATAAAGCTCAAGCAAGAGAGATGGCACTTATGCGACAAGAAATGGATCAACTGCGGTCACAGCAGACACCAAGTGAGCAGAAGTCAAGAGACGACTTCCTTACCGATGAAGAGTACATTGAACACATTGCCGAGAAGAAGGCTATCTCAATGAACCAACAATATCATAATGATATGGCTCAGAGACAGCAATATTCTCAAGCGCAACAGATGCAAGCTCAGAATTGGAATAATAAGGTAGCCGCCATCAAGGGGAGTATCCCAGACTTTGCAGAAGTGGTTGGTTCCACTGATGTACAGTTACCAGATTCAGCAATGGAATTTCTTCACGAAAGTCCCGTTGGCCCACAACTTGCCTATCACCTTGCGCAAAACGAAGACCTAGCGTACTCGTTGCAAGGAATGTCAGAGCGACAAGTGGACAGACAATTGATGCGTTTGGAGAATGGCCTCTCTGCCCCAGCTGCTAGACAGAAAGTGACTAAAAGCCAGCCCACTCCCAAAGCCGTAGGCAGAAGTGGTGGAAAGGCAAACATGGACAATCTATCTATGGAAGATTGGATTAAGTCCCGAAACAACCAGGTTCACGGCTAACAAGAGGTAATTCAAGATGGCCAATACACTACTCCACGCTGATGTGATTACAAAAGAATCACTCCGTGTACTCCACGAAAAGCTCCAATTCATTGGAACTATCAATCGTCAATATGACTCATCTTTCTCCGTTGGTGGAGCTAAGGTCGGTGACACAATCCGTATTCGTAAGCCAGCTCGTCTGTCTACTCGTAGCGGAACCACAATGGGTAATGACTCATCTGGAAGCGCTGGTACAATCCAGAACTTTGTTGAAGAGCAAATCCCACTAACAGTGAATCGTCAGATTGGTGTAGACCTTTCTTTCACAGACAAAGACCTTACTCTTAGTCTTGACGATTTCTCCAAGCGTATTATTGAGCCTGCAATGTCCATCTTGGCTTCCACTATGGAATCAGATGTTCTTGAGAACCTCACTAACTCACTTGGTCGTTACATCCAGAACAACACTGGTATCACTTGGAAGAACACTGTACAGGCTAAGGCTATCCTTGACCAACAGACTACTCCTCAAGATAACAACCGTTGTCTGTTGATTGATCCTATGATGCAAGTAGATGTACTTGACGAGACCAAAGGTCTTTTCCAGTCTTCAAACGCAATCTCCAAGCAGTATTTGGAAGGTGAAATCGGACGTACTGGTGGATTTAAGTGGGTGGCTTCAAGCCGTATCCCTATCTACCAAACAGGTGAAAGTGCTGCTGCAACTCAGAAAGTTGTTCTAGCTAACGGTGCTTCCTCTGTAACAATGCTTGGCACAGTAGACGGCAAGAAAATTGTGAAGGGAACAATCTTCACTATCGCAGGTGTAATGGCTGTACATCCAGAGACTAAGAAAACTCTGACTACTCCATACGCATTTGTTGTAGCTGAGACCACTGAGTTAAGTACAACTGTTGGAGCTGCTGTTCCAGTATATGCTCTCGACAATGCTCCTGGTGCTGGCATCGCTGCTGGTTCTGGTGTGATTGTTGGTGAGAAAATCTACATCTCTGGACCAATGCAGAATGTATCTAGTGCTGGTTCTGATGCCTCAGCTATTACTCAGCTTGGTGCTGTTAATAAGTCTGGTGCTCAGTCTCTCGCATACCACAAAGATGCGTTTACCTTTGCAACTGCTGACCTTGTCTTGCCTAAGGGCGTTGACATGGCTTCACGCCAGGTGTATGAGGGAATCAGTCTTCGTATGGTTCGTGATTGGAACCAAACTGATGGTACTTTCCCAGTACGCTTCGACTTGCTTTACGGCTTCCAGACTCTACGTCCAGAATACGCAATCAAGTTGATCGACACACTATCCGCCTAAATAGCGAGAGGGGGACTATGTGCCCCCTCTCCATTTTTCTTTAAACAGAGAACACTATGTCATATCCAAAAGAACTATTCAAGGTTAACCAACCTCAGACCTGTTGTACTGCAAAGAGCAAGGACGAGGAATTAGAATTTAACAAGCAAGGCTATATCTCACGATTTGGGTTGCTTGAAGTGCCTGTGGCTGAGAAGCCTGCGCCAAGAAAGAAGATTAAGAAATTTGTCATAAAGGACTAAGCAATGTCAAAGACCGCAAGGGATTTGGTGACGGATGCCCTTCGCACTTGCGGAGCCATTGCCATTTCCGAGACCCCGACTAGCGCAGAAGCAATCCACGCTCTTTTAGAGCTCAACTCTACTATTGAGTCATTGGACACAGAATCACTTTGGCCGTATGTTAGTGTCGAGTCCTCGTACTCAACAGTAATTGGCGAGAGTCGAATTACCATCTCCACAGAAGCTGGAGCCGATATTAACCTAGCCCGACCCAATAAGGTTGAGGCTGTTGGTGTTGAGACGGGCAATGCTTACTATCCACTAGCTCAAGTCAGTAATGCAGATTGGACTTCACGAATGTCAACTGGCACGGACGGAGCTCCTGTCTTCTACCGGTTCATTCCTGAGATGCCTTCGGCTGTGGTTGAGATTCATCCAACGCCTTCAGCTGTATACAATCTCTTGATTGTCTCTCAGCTTAGAATTACTGAACTGACACTTGACTCAGTCATTACTCTGCCGTCAGGTTACTATGGCTACTTGCAATATGCTTTAGCTGACCTACTTGCAGGGCAGTATGGGATTGATGCCCCTCGTATTACTGCTGAGGCAAAGTTACGCCTTAGTCGTATACAAAGACAGAACATGGACTCCTCTACACTTAGCATTGACCAACTTCCAAATGGACAAGGAAGCTACGACATACACACTGATGAGTTCTTGTAATGGGTGCTCAGTTAAAGACAGTGCCTTGGATCACTGAGACTTACCAGCATAGTTCTAAGAATGTGAGCCCTGCTCGCACTCTTAATCTGTACCCTGAGGCCGTTAAACAGCCTGCGGGTAAAGTTGGAATGATCCTTGTCGGCACTCCTGGCACCGAAATTGCCTACGACTTATCCACTCACGGGGCTGCGACTTGTCGTGGTCTTTGGTACACTTCAACAGGCAGACTCTTTGGAGTGTACGGAGTCAAGGTGATTGAGTTCCCTGACCCTTTGTCTAATGGAATAAGTGGCATAACTGTTACAACAGTCCGTATGCAATTAACTGCTGGTATTGCCCCTGTGTCAATGACTGACAATGGCAAGTACCTTGTAATGGCAGATGGCTATGGGATTCATCTCTATAACCTCACCACTGACTTAAGCGAAGATGCCACTTATACTTTCGATAACCCTACCCAAGTCCGATACATAAACAACCGAGTAGTGGCAATCAACAATGTCAATCAGTTCTATTGGTCTGACCTAGGACTTGATGGTGTATTGAATTGGGATGCTTTGAGTGTGGCGAGTGCTGAGAGTTCAGCAGACTCCATCATATCAATGGCTTCTCGACAAGGGGACATTTGGCTATTTGGTGAAAGGTCTTTTGAAGTTTGGCGTACTGCCTCGAACCCTGACCTGCCTTTCAGCAAAGTCGGTGGCTCAAGCACTGAGATTGGTTGTGGGGCTCCAGGCTCCGTAGCTTCCATTGCTGACCAAGTCTTTTGGCTAGGTTCGAGTACAGCAGGCAAAGATGTTGTCTATATGAGCAATGGTTACGGAGCCAAGCGAATTAGCAACCACGCCATTGAGAATTTGATTGGAAGCACCTCAGACTATTCCAAGTCTGCTGTAGCTTTCACATATCAACAGGAAGGGCATACATTCTATTGCCTAAACTTGATTGATGCAAACAGGACTCTCGTATTTGACCTAGCCACAGGTCTGTGGCATGAGCGAGCGACTAGAGATCCTAACAGCAATCAACAGAGCAAGTGGACAGCTATCTTTAGTAGTTATGCGTTTGGCAGAGTATATGTAGGCAATGGCGATAGTCCTAGTCTCTTAGAACTCAAGCTAGATAAATATGACGAGTACGATGGCAGAGCCATTGTCCGTATTCACGAAGGACCAGTCCTTTGGAATAACTTACAGATTGCCCAACACCTTGAGTTCCAAGTCGATATGGAAACAGGAGTGGGACTCCAAACAGGACAAGGTAGCGACCCACAAGCGATGCTCCAATACTCAGATGACTCAGGACATACTTGGAGTTCTGAGGCTTGGACAACTATCGGTGGAATCGGTACTTACCAAACAAGAGCAAGATGGCGTAGACTTGGACAGAGCAGAGCTAGAGTATATCGGCTCACCATCTCTGACCCAATCAAGGTCACAATACTTGGTGGTCGAGCAGGCATTAAGCCAACGAGACGGCCATGAAGATTGATAATGCTCCTGTACAAGAGGATATGTTCCAAGAAGACCAACTCAATCAGGGTTGGCTTCAGTGGTTCTCGGCTGTGGGTGATGCCCTGGCCGGGGAGTGGAGCACAGGTTCTTGGAACTTGTCTCCAATAGGAATGACAGAAACACCATCAGTAGAGGTTGTATTTTCGGGCGGAATAGTCTATTTTTCTATT